GGCGGCGGATTTTGTGGATGGCCTGACGTCTCCGGCGGATTATCCGGAGCATTTTCATAAGGGTGTGATTTGCCATTCCAATACGATTACCTGCAAGGGGACCTGGACGTTTTATTGTTATAAGGAGTGGTACGGCACGTATGCCGTGGAGCGGCGTTTTCCGAATGAGGATTGGCAGCTGCTTGGTACGTCCAATTCCCCGGTGGGGGCCGCTTCCAATTTGCAGCTGACCGGGAACGAGGCGGGGGAGGAGTGTTATTTACGCCTGATGTTGTATGAGTCCCAGCTTTCCAACGGTTCCGATCCCAGCCAGGGGTTTCCGGCTGATTCCTGCGGGAATAAGCTGGTGGTGGATGCTTATAAGAAGGATGTGGTGCTGCGGCTGCATTCCCTGTCTACCAGCGACGTGCGCAAGTTGACGCTGCCTTTGGGGAGTGATTTTTGCGATTTTTTCGAGAAGAAGGGCCTGCCGTTTTTTTCCGCATTGTTGATTGATGGGGCCAAGGTGGACGGCGGGTTTGAGGTGTCCAGGGAGGGACGGATGCTGACGGTGAAGCCCGATGGGTTGACGACGGATGATGTCGGCGCCGGGAGCATGGTGCGCCTGGAATGGGAGCAGGCAGAGGTGAGTTTGGACCGGTTTGCGGAGGGGTCGATTGAGATGTATCGTTTTTTTCTTCCGGCGGGTACAGTTGTGTCGATGCAGGGGTTTGTCTGCGTTTATGCCGGACAGACGATTCGACTGAATTCGACGTTGAATGTGTGTTCTTTTTGCGAGGGTAATGGCGGTTCTTATTCGTTGAGGTCTGTGTTTTCCACGATGGAGAAGGCGTCTTTTACGGTGCTGGAGGACGGGGTTTATGTGGTGAGGATGGAGACCTGGACCGGAGGTTCCGTCAGTCAACGGGCCAGAGCGCAGCTGGAGGTGCCGGCCTGTACGGCATGGATGGAGGCGGAGGTGGCCGAGGTGACGGCTTCCGCGGAGTATTCTCTTTGGGATAATGTGTCCGCGGTTCCGGAGGGTGTACCCCCGTCCGGGGAGTCGTTGATGTGGAGTTTCGCGGCGTTCCGGGGGGTGTACGGGTTTCCTTCCCTGGTGGATGTGTTTCAGCAGCGCCTGGTGCTGGCCGCTACGCAGGCCCAGCCGCAGACGGTGTGGTTGAGCAAGACGGATGATTTGAATCATTTCGAGGTGGGGAAGCAGGATGATTCCGCGCTGGCTTTGACGTTGAGCACCACAACACAGAACAGGATTTGCTGGCTGATGGCGCAGAGTTCCCGGCTGCTGTTGGGGACGGCGGACGCGGAGTGGGCGGTGTCCGGAGGCCAGGGGGTGATGACTTACGCCAATGCGCGGGCGGATAGCCACGGGTTTGTGGGTTCTTCCGATGTGCCGGCCCTGATGGCGACCGATAAGGTGCTGTATGTGGAGAGGGGCGGCGGACGGGTGTATCAGTACGGGTATGATTACGAGAGCGACGGGTTTGTGTCCCGCGATTTGACGGTGTTTGCCGATCATGTGCTGGCCGACGGCGGTGGGTGCCGGGGTGTTGCTTTTGTGCGCAAGCCGGAGCCGCGGGCGGTGTTTGTACGCCGGGACGGGGCACTGGCGCTGATGACTTATAATAGCATGCACCAGGTGCATGCCTGGCACCGGTACACGACAGAAGGAGTGTTCGAGGGGGTAGCCGTTTTGCCCAATGGGGATCAGGCGGATTTGCTGTTTGCCCTGGTGGAGCGGGAGGATGGACGGTTTATTGAGGTGCTGGCGCCGGGTAATGAGTTTCAGGATCCAGGAGGTAGGGATTTTGTGTCTGTGTTAGAGACTAACGCCCTGATTTCTCTTGAAGCTGCTGGACGCCGCCAGCATAGCGGCGGAGTGATGTTTTTCTTTGGCTCTGATGCACTGGTGGATGGTGTTGAGGTAAGCATCGACGGAACCCGCTGGGATGTACTGGACCGTTCCCCGTCTTCGTTTTTAACAAGGGGATGGCATTCTCTAGTTTCTGATGGATGCTGGAATTACGATTCCATGGTGGGCATCCGCGTTTCCGGCAACCGCGATTTCAATTTATTAGCTATTCAGGCATAATGGATAATAATATAGAGATTCTAAAAGAACGACTTTCCGAACGCGTGTGGAGATTAAATCACCTTTACTGGATTATCAATAAAGAGGGCAAGATGCAAAGGTTCCAGTTGAATTGGGCCCAGCGGCGGCTTCATGAGCAGTTATGGTACAGGAATGATATTCTGAAAGCGCGCCAGCTGGGAATTTCCACGTATGTGGCCATGCTGATGCTGGACATGTGCCTGTTCCGATCCAATTTCCATTGCGGCATCATTGATAAGACTTTGGTGGATGGGACTGGCAAGATTGGCAAAATTGAGTTGGCTTACAGGAGTTTGGATTATGTACCGGATTCTCCCACGGAAGAAGACGTTGCCCTGGCCGAATTAGGACGCCTCATTAAAGGGGAGATTCAAGCCAGACCTTCCAAAACGACGGTATCTTTTTCCAATGGGAGTAAAATTACAGCCGGCACATCTCTCCGTGGCGGCACATTTCAGTTTTTGCATGTCTCAGAACTTGGATACGTCGCGGCCCACGCCCCTCTGCGGGCCCGCGAGATTGTGACAGGGGCCATGAATGCCGTTTCCAAAGATGGAGTGATTGTTCGAGAATCCACCCATGAGGGAGGAAAGTTTGGCCTCAATTACGAGATGACCAAGACGTCCATGGAAATGGTCGGCAAACATCTTTCTTCCCTGGATTGGAAGTTTTTTTTCTTCCCCTGGTGGAAAAATCCGGAGTATTTCCTTGAGGCTGATGATGAACAGGGAGGCGGTTTTCCGGAGGATTTGCAAAAGTATTTCGAGGATTTGAGGTTAAGGTGCGGTATTTCCCTGAATGATGCCCAAAAGCGTTGGTACGCCTCCCAATACAAAACATTTGGAGGATTGGTCCGTCAGGAATATCCCTCTACACCGGAAGAGGCGTTTCAGTCATTGGTGGAAGGGTCTATTTATGGCTCATACATTGATATGTTGAGATCCAAAGGGAGGTTGTGCGGAGAATTTGAAAAGGACGACCTGGCTCCCTATTACGTGTCCTGGGATATTGGCATGGCTGATTATATGGTTCTCTGGCTCTGGCAGGTGAGGGGAGACGGCAAGTTTTACGTGATGGATTGCTTGCAGGCCAATGAAAAGCCCTTGGAGTGGTATATCAATTTCATCCGAACGAAGTGGGAAGTGATGTTTGGACCCATTTACAAACATCTGGTTCCCCACGACGCAGGGAGGAGAGATCCCCACGGGATTACCTTTGACGTGTATTTGAGGCGAGCAGGGTTCAATGTGTCCGTAGTGCCGCGCATTTCCGATGTGTGGAATGGTATTTTTGCGGTACGGCGCCTCCTGAATCATTGCATTTTTCATGAGCGATGCTCCCGGCCCCTGAAAATTGACGGAGTGGAATATATGTCTGGCGTAAATGCCCTGGAGAATTATCAGAAGGCCCCGGCAGGAGCACATGGTGTTGAACGGGATACCCCCCTGCATAATAGGTGTTCTCACGCAGCGGACGCCTTTAGGACATTTGCGGAAGCTTATGAAAATGGCCTTGTTGGAGCAGTTGGAGCCGTTGCCATGCCTGCACAAGCGGTAGAATCACGCCAGACACAAGGACTTGCCATAGGCGCGGATGCGCTCTTTTTCTAAACTCCACCGAAAAGCCACACGTCAGCCACACGCCACAAGTACTAAACAAATATAATTTAGATGTATATACAATTTCAAAAACATTGAAATTACAATGATATAATAAAATGCTTTAGTTTACCTTAATGATAAAATCTGCCTTGTAAGCGGACGGTCGTCAGTTCAAATCTGACAAGCGGCTCCATCATAACCCGCTCAAGGTCAACCCTTGGGCGGATTGCTTTTTATTACAAAAGAAAATACAGCCACACGTCAAGCCACACGTCAACGTGGAAAAATGTTGTTTTGGAGCCGCAGGAATGGCAAGAGAAGGGTATGCGTCAGTATTTCGAGCCCACCGATTACGCCCATTTGTACCGGGAAAAGAATTCCGGCATTTATTACGCTCGCGTAGATTCCAGGAAGGGAGGAAGAAAAACAATACGGCGCTCTCTAAAGACGAAAGAATTGACAGAGGCTATTGCTAAAATGGCAGCCTTTTTACAGGGGATGGGGGCGGATACACCTGCCATTGGTCACGTTTCCTGGTATGTGGCCGTTGATACCTATATTGCTCATCAGAAGATGAGGCCGAATCTCAAGCCCAAAGCTGTTGAGTCCGCCATTCAGTTCGCATCACATGCTCGCAGGCTGGTTGATCAGGATATGGCAGCAGATGCTATTACGCCCGGTATGTGCCGGTCATGGTGGGCTAAAAAAGCGCAGAGTTGTTCACCAAGAACGGCGAATGGAGCTTTAGGGGCTGTAAGAGGGGTTTTCAAAATGCTGGTTGATAGTGGAGCTGTTCATGCAGATCCTTCTTCTTCGCTGGAACGTATGCCCATACGTCCTAAACAGTTGAATATTCCATCCAATGATGATTTGCGCCGTATTGTAGCTGAGATTTTAAGAGGTGAAAGTATTGGGGCCCGCCGGGGTACAAGCAGGCATTCTTCCGATATGGTGGCATTTCTGGCTTATTCCGGATTGCGCATTGAAGAGGCTCGGCAGTTGACATGGGGAGATATTGGCAATGATGTCATTTCCGTTCCTGCTATCAAACATTCTGTTAGGAGAAGGGTTTTATATATTAATGCTTCATTGCGGGAAGTGATTGAGTCTTTGCGGACTTGTGCTTGTTGCGCGAGCACAAAAGATCCCGTGTTCCATATTTTGACTCCAAGAAAGGCGTTAGAACGTGCTTGTGAGCGATTAGGTCTTCCCCATGTCCGGGTGCATGATCTGCGCCATTTTTTCGCCACGACGTGTATTGAGCAGGGAGTAGATATTCCGACCGTGGCCAAGTGGCTGGGGCATCAGGACGGGGGAGCTCTCGCCATGCGGGTGTATGGTCATTTGCGCGACGAGCACAGCAAGGAACAGGCTTCCAGGCTGCGCTTTTGATTGTTTTGTTCAAGTCGTGGGTGTTTTTGTTCAAGTCGCGGTTGTATGTTTCCGGTCACGTTCCGTGCGATGAGAGGGGCATGGAGTTTAATCTTTCTATTGCAGATATGCTCCGCACGAAGTATTCGAGTATTTTCGAGCGTGAGATTCAACAGGTGACGTCTATTCTTGAGCCGTATTGTTCCGTTCTCCCCGGTCGCGGGAAAGATATGGAGATTCCCTATGTGGGCAAGACGGAGTTCAAGGAGATCGGCAACAGATTCGTAGAGGCCAGCCCTCACGAGCTTTCCATGGGGAAGCGTGTAATTAAACCTCTCCGTTATGCGGACTCTCTTCACAAGGATGATGTTGACAATATCCTTTTGAACGACCTTGAACTCAGTATCAGCGATTTTATCGCGGAAATGAAGAAGGCCGGCAAGAGACTGCTTGATCAGGTTTTGCTTGGGGTGGTTCCCGATACGGATAATCCCGGAAAGTTCCGCATCCGTACAACTTCGGATAGTGTTTGCGGGGGAATGCTTGCACCTAATTACACGGGCAATTCAGGCGCCACGCTGACCGATCTTGATCCAAATCTGGTTGTTCCGGCTGATTTCAAGATGGATGGGACGAAGAATCCTGCCGGGTTCCTGCTGGATCAGATTGTTGAAGCCAAGCGCATGCTGGAAGAGAATTACGCATGGGACGAGGCTTCCGGCGACACTCTTTGTCTGGCGATTTCCTCAACGATGAAGGCGCAGATGATCATGTGGGAGGAACAGAAGAATAAGAATTACGGTTTTTCCGTGCTGGAACACGGCAAGGTGAATCCCATGCTGAATGTCCGCTTCCTGGTCACGAATATGCTTCCGTTTGATGAGGACGGCAATCGTATTTGTCCGATGTGGGTCAAGAGCCGCCTGGTTCTGTCTCCGTGGGATCAGATGAAGTTTTCTATCGTGCGACCGGACAAGTATCAGAACCTTTCTGTTGTCCGAGCAGATGCCGCTTGCATGTACGGGGCTTCCAGGAAAGACGAAAAGTCTTTCGTGCAGATTCTTTGTAAGGAGAAGGCAACGGCTGGTTCTTAATTATCTTTCCAGGGTATTCGTTGTTGTTTGGTCCGCTTCCTGCCGAAACAGGGAGCGGATTTTTTTGCTTGTTCAAGTTACGGTTGTATTCGTGCGGCAAAAATGTGTGCTAAGAGGGAGGCATGTTAGATTTCCTGGGCGTTACGGAACATTTTTCCTGCATGGAGAATACTCCGTTTTCCTTCCCTGCCCTGTTTCGGGATATGGCAGGGGAAGCCGTTTCTCTGGACGGCGTGTTTTTTTCAGGGAGCATTGTGTCCGCTAATCAGGAGGTGGTAGAGATTTCCATTGAGAAGGGGGAGTCTTCTAATGAGGTGATTTTTTCATTCCCCGCCCTGCCTGAAGGAAGATGGTCTTACGATGTTCTGGTTCAGTCAGATGATGGCTCTCAAAGGATTTTGTTTTCCGGGTATATTTCCGTACTCGGTGTTTCTCGTGTCGCACAGTTGGCAGGCGGTACGCCAATGAAGAACCGGACTCTGCTTGTCGCCATGCCCGGGGAAGCGACAATGCGTCTCCGTATGGAGTGGATGGCTACTACTGCTGCACAGGCTTTTGCCTATCATGCGCTCCAGTCTTCCAAGGATGCTCATGCGGATGCGGAATCGGCGAGCCAGGCAGCCAAGACGGCAACAGACGCGGCAGCCACCGCTACAGGACGGGCCGAAGAGGCGGAAGACTATGCAGGATCTGCCTACGCCTCCAAAGTGGCTGCCGCCGATTCCGCGACCGCTGCCGGCACATCCGCAACTAACGCAGCCCGTGACGCTAAGAGTGCTAATGATGCAAAAACGGCTGTGGAGTCGTTGGCCGCCACCTGGCCGGAAACGGTCAGCGACGGGAAGCAGCAGATTATTGAAGCCAGGAATGAGGCTGTTACAGCCATTCAGGACAAGCAAGCGGCTTCTGTGCTTGCCGTAGGTCGTGCCTCACAGACTGCGCAGCAGAATATAGCCAGCGCGCAAAGTACCGCTGTTCAAGCCGTCCAGGCAACGCAGACGGAAGCGGTGGGAGCGGTCACGCCCCTTGTTCAGCGCGCCGAAACCGCCAAAGATGACATTGACCAGGCGGAGAGGCGTATCAATACGGCGGCGACTAATGCCACGACAGCGGCCACCAATGCGGCCGACTCCGCCACAGAAGCCCAGCAGGCCCTTGAGGCCATGCCGCAGGTGGACGCATCCGGCAACATGACGCTGGCCGGAGGTCTGGCGGCGGCGGGGGCCGTCAACGCCAACGGAGGCATCAACATCCCTCTGACCGTGGGGGCGGCAACGGATACGTCAGCGGTCAACCGCCTGTACGCCGCCGGGCTGGCTGCC